AAGGCCAACACCACGCTCACGCTCGACGGCCTCGGCGTGGCCGCCAACGCCTTCGCCTTCGACGCCGGCAATACCGTGGTCAAGCGCGACCTGATGACCGTCGATGCCGTGGACATCACCGCACGCGTGTCGACCGGCTCGGTCACCTTCGAGAACACCTCGGTCGCCACCAAGGATTGGATCGGCATGGCACGCGCGAGCCAGCGCGTGAACCTGGCGCTCAGGCACGGCCAGGGCGCGACCAACGTCGTCGAGTTCCTGTCGCCGCGCGCGCAGATCGGCAAGCCGACCTTCAGCGACGTCGACGGCGTGCAGATGATCACCGTGCCGCTCGAGTTCGTGCCCACCGGCGCGGGCAACGACGAGTGGTCGATCGTCGTGCGCTGAGCTTCACCGGCACCACCGACCACTCCACAGAGGAACAGACAGAGATGCCCCAGAAACTCAAGATCGCCGTCAAGCCGACCTTCGTCGCGCCGGTGCTGATGCGCGTGCCCGGCGACAGCCAGGTCGAGGAAGTGCGCTTCAGCGCCGTCTTCAAGCGCCTGACCAAGTCCGACAACGACATCCTGCAGAAGCGCCTGGACGGCCGCGACCTCACCGACAGGGAACTGCTCGACATGGTGCTGGCCGACTGGAAGGGCCTGGAAGGCGACGACGGCGCGCCCTTCATCTGCACCGCAGAGAACCGCGCGGCGGCGGTGGAGGAATGGCCGTCCTTCGAGGCTGCCATTGCCTACAGCTACTTCGAGCATGCCTACCCGGCCGCGGTAAAAAACTGAGAGGCGCCGCGCGCCTTGTGCTCGGAGCAGAGCATCGCGTCCACGACGAGCTGGACGACGATCTCCGAAGCCAGTGCGCGTCGCTCGGTCTCGACCCGACCCGGCTCGTCTCTTCGACGGCCAACGGCGGCGGCCCGCCACCCTTCGAGCTATGGCCCGAACACCAGGAAGCATTCGAGGTGTTCCATGCCTGCCGAACGCAGTGGCGGGTCGTCGCGGGTGCGGCGGGCGCGTGGTTCCAGGGGCTCGACTTCGGCGCCGTCGACGTCGCCATGAAGCGCCTGGGCATTCCGCGCGCACGCCAGCGCGAGGTGTTCCTGCAACTGCAGGTGATGGAAGACGAAGGCATCGCGGTGCTGAACGTCTAGCGGCATCGCGGGCCCCTGCGGCCTTCGAAGAAGCATGGGGCCGGCAGATGTCGGCCTCATTTTTTTCTTAGCTCAAACGGACCATACAGACATGGCTGCAACACAACAATTAGCGATTCAGATGTCAGTGAACGCTTCGTCAATGAAGGCGGACCTGGCCGAGGTCTTGAGCGAATTTTCAAAGTTCGTCGACAGGATATCGAGCGGCGCCAGCAAGGCCGAAGAGGCCAAGGCGAAGGCAGCGGCTTCCGCCAAGGAGGTTGCTTCTTCTGTTCAAAGCCTGTTCTCCAGCATCCAGAGCGGGCAGTCGCCCTTGACCTCGCTGGTGGGCGAAGGGACGAAGCTCATTTCTTCTTTCGGCGGCATCGGCCCAGCAGCGGGTGCCGTGGGAGGCTACATCAGGGGCTTGGTGTCGCCTCTCCATCTGGCGACGCAGGCTGTCCTCACGTTGACCGAGGCTTATGTGCAAGGCAGCAAGGAGGCCGCCGGATACGCCAACGCAAGAATTCTGTCCGGCAACTATGCGGGTCAAACGAACGATCGACTCCAGGCAAGAGCCGTGGAGATCGCCGGAACGAAGGGCACGCAGTCATTGGCTGCGGAGGCCCTCACGGCCGCAGTCGGTACTGGCAGGGTAGGCAGCCAGGTCCTGAGTGACGTTGCTGGTGCAACTTCGGAAATGAACCGTGTTCTGGGAACATCGATCAGCGAAGCCACGGAGCACTTCGTCAAGCTTGCCGATGCGCCTTCCAAAGCATCCGCCCAGCTCAACGAGGCCTATCACTACCTGAGCGCGAGCACCTACGACCGAATCAAGGCACTCGAAGACCAGGGCCGCAAGGAAGACGCCGCTGCGCTTGCGCAGAAGTCGTTCGCCGATGCCATGAGCCAGCGCACACAGCAGGTAGTCGGCAATCTCGGCACCATGGACCGTGCCTGGATGGCCATCATCGGCACCATCAATCGCGCAGGGGATGCCATTCGCAACATCGGCCGTGCCGAGCCGATGCAAAAGAAGATCGATGAAGTCTCGGACAAGATCGAGCGCTATCGCAAGCGTTACGGGGATGACAACGGTGGATTTGCAGAAACTACCGGTGGTGCTGTTGTGGGAGTACCCAGAAAAAACAATCTGGAAACTCTGAGGCTGAGCCAGTCCTACCTGCAGGAAGACCTGCGCTTGAAGAATAGAGACGCCACGTCTCAGTCGGAACGCGCGCTCGTCGAACAGAAGGGCATCAAGGCCAGCGATACGTTGACCGAACTGCGCGGCCGGTTCAACAAGAAAGACGAGGCAGCTGCTGCCGTCGATCTTTACAAGAAGAGCATCCTCGACTCCAAGGCGGCGAGTCGGCCGGTGCCGACCATGGCCGAGCAGGAAAAGGAGATCGAGGCGCTCAGGAAGTCCTTCGCACCCAAGGGCGGCACGGGCGGGATTGATCGCGCCGAAGACGAAGGGGGCCGCATTCGGTTGGAGGCCGTGCGCGAGGAATACAACGCCAAGGCGAGAGAGACAGCCGAGGGTCTGAAGAAGATCGACAGCCTGCGCAAGCGGGACCTCCTGACTGATTACGACGTCGTTCGCAGCAAGCGAGATCTGCGTCTCAAGGACCTTAAGGATCAGGAAGACCTGGTTCAGGACGAGTTGCGCATCATCGGCTCGAAAAAAGGGTCGGCCCTGGCGCGACAGAAACTGGAAAACCAGTCCAGAACTGTTGGTGACCAGCGACGTTCCGTCAACAGCGATGCCGAAAACGCATTCGATGAGCTGGACGCAGCATCTCAAAACTCGGTGCTCAAGACATCGCAGCAAGCCACTGAAAAAATTCGCGAGCAGGTGCACGCACAGGAAGAGCAGAACGCAGTGTTTGGGCTCACCAAGGAGGCGGTGCAGCAGCTGAACATCGAGCAAACCCAGCGGCAGATCAACGATCTGGAAGCGACGAACAACGTCGTGCCCGGCTACATCCAATCCTTGTACGACCGACTTCAGGCGGAGAAGGATCTTCTGAAAGTGACCCAAGCCGGTGATCGCCTGAAGACCGAGGGCGACAAGAAAAAGAATGAGGAGGACAAGGACAAGGGCCGCTCCAAAAAGATCTCCGACGACATCGGCGGCGTGTTCCGTGACGGGTTCGTGAATCTCTTGGATGGCGGCGGCAAAGATGCCATCGACAAGATGGGCGAAGCGCTCAAGAAGAAGCTTGCAGCGTCGGTGGCCGATGCGCTGTACGACGCCTCTGTGAAGCCGGCCGTCGAGGCGTTTTCCGGATGGCTCTCCGGTGCGATGAAGGGGATTTTTTCGGGAAGCAGCGGCGGCGGCGGCACGGCCTCGGGTTCCAGCTCCGGCGGAAGCTGGATCGGCAGTGCGGTGAGCACCGTACTCGGCTTCTTCGGCGTCAAGAGCGCTAACGGCAATGTCTTCTCGTCCCCCGGCCTGCACGCCTATGCCAACAGCGTGGTCGGCCAACCCACGTTCTTCCCGTTCGCGAACGGCATCGGCCTCATGGGCGAAGCCGGGCCCGAAGCAATCATGCCGCTGCGCCGCGGCTCCGACGGCCGCCTCGGCGTGAGCGCGCCGGGTGGTGCGAATGGCTCGCCGACGATTCAGTTCGCGCCCTCCAACGTCTTCCACATCGACGCCCGTTCCGATCGCGGCGCGGTGATGGCCGACATGCAACGCCTGCTCGCGGAGAACAACCGCGGGCAGATGGAACAACTCAAGCGCGTGAAGGTGCTCCCCCAATGACCATCGTGACACTCCCGTCCGATCTGCCGGTGAAGCGGCAGGACTTCGGACTCCAGGTCTTCGACCTGACTTTCAGCAACAGCGAATCCGGATCGATGCAGGTGGCCGTGCTCGGGCCCGCGCGCCGCACCTGCACGCTCGTGAGCGAGGAGCGCATTCCGCTGATGCGCGAGGCTGCCGCCTGGCGCGCCCTGGTGCATTCGATGCGCGGCCAGGTCAACGTGCTGGCCGTGCACGACATGCTGCAGCCCGTGCCGCAAGGCACCGCGCGCGGTGTATGGACGGCGGTCGCTGCCGCCGCAGGCTCGTCGGAGCTGACGATCCGCATGGGTGCCACCGAGGCCGGCAAGACCCTGCTGCAGGGCGACTGGATCGGCGTCAACCAGGCGTCGAACCATCGGCAGATGCTGCACGTGCAGGCCGACGCGGTGGCCGATGCGGCCGGCGTGATCACGGTGCGCTTCGAGCCCGTGCTGCGCACGCCCGTGGTGGCCGGCAGCGCGGTCGTGTGGGACCGCCCGACCTGCCTGATGCGGCGGGTCGACACCAAGACCACCTGGGCTTCGGAGTCGCGCACGCAGGGCGGCTTCAGCCTGGACCTGATGGAGTCGTGGGAACAATGACCATCCAGACCAGCTCCGGCTTTCAAGCGGCCGCGCGCTCGCAGACGTACGGCCAGTTGGCCCTCGTCGAGCTCAAGCTGCGAAGCGGCACCGCGCGCTTCACCAACTGGCCGTTGTCCCTCCAGCTGATGGGCCAGACGTGGCAGGGCGTGGGCAACCTCGGCTCCATCGGCGAGCTTCACGAAAGCGAAGACGGCGCCGCCGAGAAACTGACGCTCACGCTGTCGCCCGTCGACATCGGTACGCGCGCACTCGCGCTGGGCGACCCGAGCGAATACCAGGACCGTGGCGTTCGCGTGTGGATCGCGTTGCTCGATGCCACCACGCTGCAGGTCAGCGGCGAGCCGGTGTTGCGCTTCGCGGGCGTGATGGACCAGATGAAGATCGAGCGCGACGGCTCCACCGCCAAGATCGCGATGGACTGCCGCACCGCGTCTTACGACGTGCGTTCCAACCCCGCGTCCCTGCGCACCAACGATGCGCAGCACCAGGTCAAGCACCCTGGCGAGCGCGGCTTCGAATACCTGAATTCCATGATCGGGTCGCCCACCGTGTGGGTCAACAAGCACCTGCAGATGGCACTGAACTACTGGGCCCGGGCACGAGGCAAATGACCATGAAGAACCTGGACGATTTCATCTCGGTGCGAAGAAACGCACCTTTCGAGTACTTCCGGCATGACTGCGCGCACATCGCGGCCGACTGGGTCATCGAGCACACGGGCAAGGACCCGCTCGCGGACCTGCGTGCACCCGATGCGCCCATCGGAAGAAAACACCTG